AACCCGAATACTGCGAGCTGGCCTATCGCCTCACGCTGCTCGGCCTCGATGACGATGAGGTGGCGGCAGGGATCGGCCTCGCGCCCGGCTACTATTACGAGTGGCTGAAGAAATACCCTGAGTTAGCTGAGGCTCGCGCCCGCGGGAAAGAAATCGCAGACGGCGAGGTTGTCCAGCGGCTCTACAAGCGCGCGATAGGCTATTCGCACGAGGCTGTGAAGATTTTCATGCCAGCGGGCGCGTCGGAGCCTGTCTACGCCAAATACATTGAACACTTTCCTCCTGACGTTCAAGCGGCGACGTGGTGGCTGAAGAACCGGCGGCCTAAACAGTGGAAGGACCGGACGGAAACCGAGGTTTCCGGCCAGATCGGGCTGGGTGTGATCGAGATTCCGCGCAAGGACTACGGTCCCAGTTCTGGCGGCTCTGGCGGCGGCAGCAGCGGGGCTGGCAGCGGCGGTCTGATCGGCGGTCCCTCCGGTGCCTGACGGTGACGCGCAGGTGGTGTGGCGTCCGACGCCTCGGCAGGCGGAATTCCTCGCTGCGTCTGAGGACGAGGTGCTGTTCGGCGGCGGCGCAGGCGGCGGCAAAACCGACGCGCTGGTGATAGATGCCCTCGGGGCACCACACCGGGCGGTCGAGCGGCCTGAGTACCGCGCTCTGCTGCTGCGGCGCACGTACGCGGAGCTGAAAGAGGTCGTCGACCGGACGCAGGCAATTTATCCGCGCGTCTACCCGGGGTCTCGCTACGTAGAGCCTGACTGGCGATTCCCCAGCGGCGCGCGGTTGGAACTCGGCTATCTCGACCGAGACAGCGACGTATTCCGGTACCAGTCCCGGCAGTTCCAGTGGCTCGGCTGGGAGGAGCTGGCGCAGTGGGAGTCGCCCTATCCGTACACCTACATGCTGACGCGACTGCGGCGCCCGGACCGGCTAGATATTCCTACGTACGTGCGGGCTACGTGCAACCCGGATGGGCCTGGCGCGCGGTGGATCGCGGAGCGGTGGGGGATTCAGCCTGACGGGCGGTCGTGCAGCCGCACAGTCACCGTGGATGGACGGGTATTCCGCCTAAGATTTATTGCCTCGCGACTGGACGACAATCCCCACCTCGCGGGCACGGGCTACCGCGAGCAACTGATGCGGCTGCCTGACGATCTGCGGGCGGCGCTGCTAGAGGGGCGCTGGGACGAGCCGAGGGTGGATGGCTCGATCTACCAGTCCGAGCTGGCAGCGGCGCGGCGCGACGGACGGATCACCAGCGTCCCGTACGATCCGACCGTGCGGGTGGATACCTGGTGGGACCTGGGGGTGGCGGACAGCACCTCGATCTGGTTCACCCAGGATGTCGGGCGCGAGCTGCATGTCATTGATTATTATGAGGCCCAGGGCGAGGGGCTGCCGCATTACGCCCGCGTCCTCGACCAGCGCGGCTACCTCTACGGCCGCCACACCGGCCCGCACGATATCCAGGTGCGGGAACTCGGCAGTGGCCGCAGCCGGATCGAGACCGCTCGTACGCTCGGGATCGAGTTCCAGGTCGCGCCCTCTATCGGGCTGGAGGAGGGCATCCACGCGACGCGGATGCTATTCCCACGGATGTGGTTCGATGCAGAGCGGTGCAAGGCGGGATTAGAGGGACTGGCGCACTACCGGAGGGAGTTCAACAAGCGGATCGGGGAATTTAAGTCTACGCCCGTGCACGACTGGGCATCGCACCCAGCCGACGCGCTGCGCACCCTCGGTGTCGCGCACAAGGCCACCACCGCCCGCCCACCACAGCGGCCGGTGGTGCGGACGCTTCAGGCGACGGCGACCCCGTCTCAGAGCTGGCTGGGGGCGTGAGCGTGAGCGTGATCGCAACGACACGCATACCTCAGGTTGAGGAACTTTCGGGAGGGTGTCCAAAAATCCCGGTCGGATACCTACCGGCGGTTGAGATTGCGAGCGTCCACGGGCCGAAACCGCTGGCGGTCGGGCACCTGCAGTACGAGCGACCGGAAGACGTGCTGGCGCGGTTGAGCGCGGTGATGAAGGCGACGGAGGACGGACCATGCCGCTGAAACACAGCGCCAGCCGGAAGGCGGTCGGCGACAACATCCGCGCGGAGATCGCGGCCGGGAGACCGAGGAAGCAGGCGATCGCGATTGCCCTGGCCACGCAGCGGCGGGCGGCGGCGAAGAAGTCAGCATCCAGTAGGAAAGGAGACAAGGTGTGAAGGGCAGAATGAAGGCGATGAAGCCGCCGGTGGCGGCGAATGGCGGAAAGCCCGGCAAGATGCCCGCGATCCCAGCGGTAGGGAAAAAATCTCCCCCGATGAAGACGGCGACGCGGAAACTCCAGGCGGAGATGAAAAAATGAGGACGTATGCGATCCAGACGCCAGCGGGCGTCGTGCATGTCGATGCCGAGGAGTGGCAGGTCGACGACAGCGGCTGCCTCGGCCTGTTCAGCGCCGGCGTGATGGTGCGGAACTGGTGGCGCGATGAGTGGATCGGTGACGCGCCGGGTGAAGCGGCGGCGGAGCCGGTCAACGACAATGCCCCGGCCGATCCAGCCACACCTGCGGCGTAGGAGCGCGCGTGAACACCTACCTGGTCACACTGAGCAGCGGCGCGACACAGGTCGTCGCCGCCGAGAACTACAACGCGGACGCTCGCGCGGGGCTGCAGCTATTCGACCAGTTCGGCGGTGTGGTGGCGTCGTGGCAGCCCGGTGTGTGGGCCGACATCGCGATCATCAATCCGCAGGCGGTGAACACCCCGGCGAGCACGGGCTACCAGTCCACGGTGGTCGACGCGATCACAGGAAATGCGGCGGCTAGCGAGGATGGCGATGCGACGTTTACGGGAGGGCCGTGATGACGCGGAAACAGAAATCTAGCGGTAAGCGCGAGGTGGCTACCAAGGAGCGCGGTCAGGGCGCGGTGAAGGGGACCGGGGTGAACAAGCCGGTGGAGAAACCGGCGCAGCACACGTTTCGGACGGGGGCGGTCTACACCCGTCCGACGCAGCGGCAGAAAGTGTGACGGGGATGCTGCGGCGCTCGGTCCCGAGGCGGATCGAGCGGTGCAATTCATGGTGTGTGATCGACCGCTGGACAGGCAGGTGTCTGTATTGCGGCTGGGGGCAGGAGGAACAGATGGCGGACGAAGCGGGCGATGGCCTGCGTATCTGGGATCAGGACATCGCGGATTACCGGGCGGCGCGGCAGGTGGACATTGATCGGCTGCTGCGGACTGCGGCTGCGTATGCGGAGCTGCGGCAGATGATCGAGGCGGCGGATGTCCGGCTGCGGCGTGATCTGGATGTCTTACGGCAGCGCGCGGAATTGGGGGCTGCATAGGAGGCTGTGGGATGCTGACGACGGGGCAGTTGATCGCGGTTGATGTTGCGGCGCTGCCGCGGATTTGTGGCCAGTGCGGCGCGCTGTTCTACGCTGACGCCTGTGACGTGACCGGCGGGATGATGTGCCAGGTCTGCCGGGCGGATGAGCCTGAGCAGAGCATTCGGCAGCAGCGTCTGGCGGAGCAGGCGGCGCGGATCGTGGCGCTGGAAGCGGAGAACGAGCGGCTGAAGGACGAGGTGTCCGCGCTGCAGTATGTGCTCAACGCGGATTATCGGTCCGATCAGGAGACGATACGGCGGCTGACGAAGCAGGTTGCTGATCTGTCGGCGCGTTTGTCAGCGGGGTGGGAGGATCGGCCGTGCGTCACCGCAGGAGCGGAGCCGAAGCGGGCGGTTGATCCGCTGCATCGCGCGATCAGCGTGCGGCGGTCGGTATCGGTGGGTCTGGTGACGGGGCGTCCGTAGGGATGCGCGCGCTGGCGGCTGTAGCGGCGGTTGCTGTTGGCGCGGTGACGGCCACGGAGGTTGTGTCAGCGCCGCCGCCGGATGCGGACCTGAGCGGACCGCTGCATGCGTGGTTTGACCGTCAGCACAACGTGCGCGGTGGCTGGTGCTGCCAGTTGGCGGACGGGCACATTCTCGAGGGTGACGACTGGCGGATCGTTGGCGCGCAGTATGAGGTGCGTATTGCTGGACGGTGGCACCGGATCAGCGACGACAAGCTGCGCGATCCTGCTGGCGGGCCGAATCCCACGGGCAAGGCGGTGGTGTGGTACGTGGTGGTGGGTGAGGTGGTGGCGATCTACTGCTTTGCGCCGGGGGTCGAACTGTGAGCGAGCCGATTGATATCCTGGCACTGGCGGAGGCGCGGTTCCGCCAAGCGCATCGGCGGTGGCAGTATGCTGCGATGCGTAACCGGCCTGTTGTCTCGGACGCCGAGGCACGGGCGGCGTGTGACAATCTGCTGGACTCTGAGATTGATCTGAACCAGGCGCGGCGGATTGCCAGTGATCTGGCGAGATACAAGTTGTGAGCGAGCGGCGGTCGTTTGTGCTGGCCGCGACTGATGACGGGCCGCTGATTGTCAATCGGATGGATCGGGCGCGGAACGCAGCGGGGGATGTCTACGACGTTGGGCATCAGTTGTTGGAGACCGGGGTGTTTGACCGTGCGGAACGTGATCTGGGTCTTCGGATACTGAGGGCGCGGCGGCAGCATTTTGGGGATGGTGTGGTTTGCCTGGATGCTGGGGCGAATATTGGCGCGTTCACTGTGCCGTGGGCGCGCGAAATGGAGGGATGGGGGCGGATTGTCTCAGTTGAGGCGCAGGAACGGCTTTACTACGCGCTGGCGGGGAATGTGGCGCTGAACAATCTGTTCAATGTGCGGGTGGTGCATGCGGCGCTAGGCGAGGACATTGGGCAGGTCATGATGCCGGTGCCGGATTATCGGGAGTGCGCGTCGTTTGGCAGCCTCATGCTGCGGGGGGAGCAGACGGACTTAGGCCAGGAAGTGACGGAGCGGGCGGAAGTGCGGATGGTGACGGTTGATTCACTGATGTTCCCGCGGTTGGATTTTCTGAAACTCGATGTCGAGGGCATGGAGTGCGATGTCCTGGCGGGTGCCACCACGACGTTGCGGCTGTGTCGCCCGATCGTGCTGGCGGAGCAGATCAAGACGGATCGGGACAAGATGAGGAAGTTGCTGGAATTCTGGGGGTATCGGACGTTTTCGCTGGATTTGGCGATGCTGG